AGTAGTGTACTCCTACCTATAAAACTTACAAAATCGTATATTATTCACAATCGAAAATATGGATCAGAATGAATACCAACAATTCTTGGCAAGAATCAACTCAGCCAAGGATGCTTGTGTGGCAAAAGATATAGATGTTGATTTACTTATGGCAAGACATGATTATTTCGGGAGAGAGCTATGCAAATCTTTAAACATAGAATATCGAAATGATGTGCCTTTTGTAGATATTGTTCTAGACATTAAGCCTGAGATTGACCCACTATCTTTAGAAATCCCTCATATAACTCCAGACAATTACTTATATGTAAACAATATACTCTATATAATTGACTATAAAGTATCTGTATCCAATGAGAGTAGCATTATTACTAATACTAAGTATTTTGAACTAACTAGAGATATATCTGATAAGTTAAATATACCCATAGAAGTAGTTGTTATAAGGATCGATCCTATCAGCCGAGAGTTGTATATCAGCTCTGATAGATTTAAAGACATGTTTCCAACTTTAGTTGTCGACATTAATTTTAATCAGTTTTTTGATTTAAAACAGATGCTTTACGAAAAGTTCGGCGAAGACGAAGAGTTTCTTCTAAAAGTGGCCCATGGTGATTTCACCCTTACTGCACCTTGGTGCAAAACTGGGTGTCCTATGGTATGGCAACACCCCATATATAAAGAATTTAAGATGAGTATGCCTATACCAGAGAGGAGGTTGTTTGAAGAGTCCATGAGATTCAATGCTTATGAGTCAGAAAGATGGAACACAAATTTAATAAAAGTGAAAGAATATACAAAGAAAGATTATGCTGAGTTTATCACAAAATCAGCCAAGAATGTATTCTTAGCTACTGGTGATTTTAAACAACCAAATAAATCAGAGATCAATGAAGGATGGGCTATAATGGTAGAACGGATCAAGGTCCAGAGAGAGATCTCAAACTCTATTCATGACCAAAAACCAAGTATACACTTCATTTGGTCACCTAACAATGCTATGAATAGCAATAATGCAACATTTAAGCTAGTATTGCTATCTAAATCTTTACAATCAATAAAGGGGACATCAACATATACAGAAGCATTTAAAGCCTTAGGTAGAATGATGGATATAGGTGACAAATTTACAGATTATGAGTCGCATTGTGAGTCACTTAAAACTAAAGCTAGAAGCTCATGGAAGCAAGTTATGAATAAAAAATTGGAGCCAAAAAAGATCAACAATGCCTTAGTACTCTGGGAACAGCAATTTATGGTTAATTCAGAAATAATCAATAAGACAGATAAAATTAAGCTTTTCAGAGATTTTTGCGGGATAGGTAAACATAAACAATTCAAGAATAAAATGCTTGATGATATAGACACATCTAAACCTAAAATATTAGACTTTAATGATGATGCCATTTATATGGCTAGCTTAACTATGATGGAGCAAACAAAACTCCTCTTAAGTGAGAAAAGTAACTTAAAACCCAATAACTACATTTTAGATGAATTTGGGCAAAGGATAAAAGATTGCAACAGAGACACTTATGAAATAATGTATTATATATTTGAAACAAAATTCTGGCAATGTATATCAGACTTTTCCACACTGATGAAAAACATTCTATCTGTATCTCAATACAATAGACATAATACATTTAGGATAGCCATGTGTGCCAATAACAATGTGTTTGCTCTGGTATACCCCTCTGCAGATATTAAAACAAAAAAAGCTACTGTAGTCTATAGTATAATAGTATTACATGATAATGAAGCAAGTATATTTAATCCTGGTTGTTTGCACGGAACATTTAAATGCAATAGTGGCTTCATATCTATATCAAGAGCTATCAGATTAGATAAAGAGAGATGTCAAAGAATAGTTTCATCACCTGGTTTATTTTTAACAACTTGCTTGTTGTTCAAGCATGAAAACCCAACTATCAGATTAGATGATATTATGACATTTTCTTTATTTACAAGTCTATCAATAACGAAGAGTGTTCTTTCACTAACAGAGCCTGCTAGATACATGATCATGAATTCATTGGCGATTTCAAGCAACGTTAAAGATTATATAGCAGAAAAATTTTCACCATATACAAAAACGCTATTTAGTGTGTATATGACTAGATTAATTAAAAATGCTTGTTTCGATGCATATAACCAAAGGCAAAAAGTTCAACTACGAGACATATACTTATCAGATTATGACATAACTCAAAAGGGGATAAAAGACAATAGAGAGCTAACAAGTATATGGTTTCCAGGTAGTGTCACACTTAAGGAATATCTGACACAAATTTATCTACCATTTTATTTCAATGCTAAGGGTTTACATGAAAAGCACCATGTTATGGTTGATTTAGCAAAGACCATACTTGAAATAGAGAAGGACCAAAGAGAGAACAYATCTCTGATATGGTCGAAAAACTGTGTCAAACAAACAGTCAACCTACAGATATTAATACACTCAATATGCAAGAATCTACTCGCTGATACATCCAGGCACAATCATTTAAGAAATAGAATTGAGAACAGAAACAACTTTAGGAGGTCTATAACAACTATATCAACCTTTACCAGTTCCAAATCATGCATAAAAATAGGGGATTTTAAGAAAGAGAAAGAGGCACAGTACACTAAACAGAAGAGAACATTGGACATCGAAAGTAGAAAGCGCAGATTAGCAAACCCACTATTTGTCAATGATGAAGAAGTATCATTAGAGGTTGGACATTGTAATTACTCCATGTTGAGAGAAGCAATGCCTAATTATAAAGATTATATGTCAACCAAGGTATTTGACAGATTATATGAATTACTAGATACAGGTAAATTAGATGATAGACCAACTATTGAGTCTATAATGGACATGATGGTTGACCACACAGATTTCTACTTCACATTTTTCAATAAGGGGCAGAAAACTTCAAAAGATCGGGAAATCTTTGTAGGAGAGTATGAAGCTAAAATGTGCATGTATGCAGTTGAGAGGATAGCAAAAGAACGATGTAAGCTAAACCCTGATGAAATGATATCAGAGCCAGGAGATGGAAAACTAAAGGTTCTTGAGCAAAAGTCTGAACAAGAAATCAGATTTTTAGTCGAAACAACAAGGCAAAAAAATAGGGAGATTGATGATGTCATAGAAACTCTTGCAGCAGAAGATTTCCAAGGGAATTTAAATAAGATTGAGAAAATAGCAAAAGGAAAAGCTAGAGGGTTGAAAATGGAGATCAATGCAGACATGTCAAAATGGAGTGCACAAGATGTTTTCTTTAAATATTTCTGGCTCATAGCATTAGATCCCATATTATACCCTCAGGAAAAAGAAAGGATATTATTCTTTTTATGTAACTATATGCAAAAGAAGTTAATATTACCAGATGACTTAATCTATAATTTGATGGATCAAAAAATATCATATAAAGAAGATATTATATCTGAGATGACCGACCAGTTAAATGCCAATCATATACAGATCAAAAGAAATTGGCTACAAGGCAACTTCAATTATACAAGTAGTTATGTACATAGCTGTGCTATGTCTGTGTACAAAGATATTCTAAAGGAAGCAATGTCGTTTTTAGAGGGTTCAATCATGGTTAACTCACTGGTCCACTCAGACGACAACCAGACATCAGTTACCATAGTGCAAGATAAAGTCCCAGATGAGGTGTTAATAGAGTTTAGCATAAAAGAATTTGAAAAAGTTTGCTTAACATTTGGTTGCCAAGCAAATATGAAGAAAACATACGTTACAAATTGCATCAAGGAGTTCGTATCCTTATTTAATTTATACGGGGAACCATTCTCTATATATGGTAGGTTTTTATTAACATCTGTAGGAGACTGTGCTTATATAGGACCTTATGAGGATTTAGCAAGTAGAATATCATCAGCTCAAACAGCAATAAAGCATGGCTGCCCACCTAGCTTGGCCTGGGTGTCCATTGCAATAAGTCACTGGATGACCTCCCTAACATATAATATGCTTCCTGGACAAAGTAATGACCCATTGGATTACTTCCCTGCAGAGAATAGGAAGGAAATACCAATAGAGTTAAATGGTGTTATAGATGCACCATTGTCAATGATAAGCACTGTTGGATTAGAAGCAGGCAACCTGTATTTCTTAATAAAATTGTTGAATAAATACACACCAGTCATGCAGAAAAGGGAATCTGTTGTGAATCAAATTGCAGAGATTAGGAACTGGGACATACAGAAACTAGATGAGAATGAGATTTTTAGATTAAAGATCCTAAGATACCTTGTATTAGATGCTGAGATGGATCCAAGTGATATCATGGGTGAGACAAGTGATATGAGAGGCAGATCTATACTCACCCCGAGAAAATTCACAACTGCAGGAAGCTTACGTAAATTGTATTCATTCTCAAAATATCAAGATAGATTATCATCACCAGGAGGTATGAATGACCTTTTTGCATATCTACTACAAAAACCTGAGCTTTTGGTTACTAAGGGAGAAGACAAAAAAGACTATATGGAATCAGTAATCTTCCGATATAATTCGAAAAGGTTCAAGGAAAGTCTGTCAATACAAAACCCTGCGCAACTATTTATAGAACAAATTTTATTTTCACATAAGCCCATAATTGATTTCTCTGGGATCAGAGATAAATATGTTAACTTGCATGATAGCCGCGCACTAGAGAATGAACCTGACATACTGGGAAAAATAACATTTACTGATGCATATAGACTTTTGATGAAAGATTTAAGTTCATTACCATTAACTAATGATGATTTACAAGTAGTATTCTCATATGTGATTCTAAATGATCCATTGATGATAACTATTGCCAATACACACATCTTGTCAATATACGGAAGCCCTCAGAAGAGGACAGGCATGTCCTGTTCAACGATGCCTGAATTTAGGAATTTAAAACTCATACACCATTCACCAGCCCTTGTCTTGAGGGCTTATAGTAAAGGCACTCCAGATGTTCAAGGTGCTGACCCAACGGAAATGGCCAGAGACTTAGTGCATTTAAAAGAATTTATAGATAACACCAATTTAGAGGAGAAAATGAAAAGAAGAATAATTCAGAATGAGATAGACAAAGGTGCAAAGGACATAGTGTTCGAACTAAAAGAAATGACAAGATTTTACCAGGTATGTTATGAATATATAAAATCTACTGAACATAAAATTAAAGTTTTCATCTTACCTGCAAAGGCTTACACTACAACAGATTTCTGCTCATTGATGCAAGGTAATTTGATAAAAGATAGAGAATGGTACACAGTGCATTATCTAAAACAGATCTTGTCAGGTGGTCATAAAGCAATAATGCAACATAGTGCTACAAGTGAGCAAAATATTGCCTTTGAATGCTTCAGACTTATAACACACTTTGCAGACTCATTTATTGATTCTGGTTCTCGGACAGCTTTCTTGCAATTAATACTAGATGGGTTTAGTTACAAAGATGTAAAAGTTAGTAAGCTTTATGAGATAATAAAGAACGGACATAATCGGACAGATTTTATCCCTCTACTCTTCAGGACAGGAGACTTGACTCAGTATGATTTAGACAAATATGATGCCATGAAGAGCCAAGAGAGGGTCACTTGGAATGATTGGCAAACTTCTAGACATCTAGATACAGGTTCAATTAACTTAACTATTAGTGGTTACAACCGATCCATCACCATAATAGGGGAAGATAATAAATTAACATATTCTGAACTAAATATAACTAGGAAGACTCCTGAGAATATTTCAATTAGTGGTAGGAAATTGTTAAGTTCTAGGCACGGATTAAAATTTGAAAATATGGCAAAGATTATAACATATCCTGGGAGTTATTATATCACTTATAGAAAAAAGGATAGACATCAGTATGTCTATCAAATACATACACATGAATCAATCATAAGGAGAAATGAAGAACATTTGGCTATCAAAACTAGAATTTTTAATGAGATTGTTCCAGTCTGCTTGGTCAATATTGCAGAAGTTGATGGAGACCAAAGAATTTTAATTAGATCTCTAGATTACCTTAATAATGATGTATTTTCACTATCCAGGATTAAGGTTGGGTTAGATGAATTTGCCGTAATAAAGAAAGCACATTTCAGTAAGATGGTTTCCTTTGAAGGCCCACCTATAAAGACAGGATTGATCAATCTGACAGAGTTGATGAAATCGCAAGATCTACTAAATCTAAATTATGACAATATCCGGAATAGTAATCTAATATCATTTTCAAAAATAATATGTTGTGAAGGTTCAGAAAATATAGACGATGGTTTAGAGTTTCTATCTGATGATCCTATGGCTTTCACAGAAGGTGAGGTCATCCATTCTACACCACTATTCAACATCTATTACTCAAAAAAAGGTGAGAGGCATATGACATACAGAAATGCTATCAAACTACTAATAGATAGAGAGACTACAAATTTTGAAGAAGCATTCACTTTCCACAGTGATGGGTTCTTGTCACCAGAGAATCTGGGCTGCCTAGAGGCTATAATATCACTGATTAAGGTTCTAAAAACAAATGAATGGTCTAGTGTTATAGATAAATGCATCCACATTTGCTTGATAAAGAATAACATGGATCATCTCTATCATAGATTTGACACCCCTACCTGTTTCTATGATAATCCAATATCAAGAAATATAAACTGGATGATGTACAGAGATTTTATAGCAACTTTACCCCAAACATATGTTGCACCTTGGAATATCATGCTAGAACATTTTAGAACTAAATGTATGACTCTAATATTGGACAAAATGGAAATACAGAGAAACTTTTCTGACTTTGCTAAAATGATGAGGAGAAGTGAGGGGAGAACAAACCTAGATTTTGATTAAGCTAAGATAAAGTGTTCATTTGATAAAATGATTTAAAATTAATTGGCCATTCCAAATTTTAAATATCTGCAAAATTAAATCGTATAAATTTATAGGTAGGAGCACACTACT